CGCAGAGATCCATCGTTTGAATTCGGAACTAACCCCTGTTCAGAGATTATCCTCAGACCTTATCAATTCTGCAATCTCACGGAAGTCGTTATCAGAGCTGATGACACTGAAAGAACTCTTGCAAGAAAGATTAGAGTCGCGGCAGTATTGGGAACGTTTCAATCGACGATGACCGACTTTCCGTATCTTCGCAAGATATGGCAGAAGAATACTGAAGAAGAGAGACTGTTAGGCGTGTCGTTTACAGGCATCTACGACTCACCTCTTATGAACGATCCTGAAGATCCGGATCTACCGGCTCGTCTTGAGAAGTTGAAGCAGGTCGCTATCGACGCGAATAAAGAATGGAGTGAGAAACTTGGAATCAATCAGTCAACTGCTATCACCTGTGTTAAACCATCCGGAACTGTTAGCCAACTTGTTCTTAGTCCTTCCGGTATTCATCCAGGTCACGACCGCTATTATATTCGTCGCGTACGGTCTGACAACAAAGATCCCCTTACTAAACATCTTATCGATGCTGGCGTTCCTCATGAGCCTGATGTTACTAAGCCTCACTCTACTACTGTCTTTTCGTTTCCAATGAAACTACCAGAAGGCTCAATAGTAAGAGAAGAAGTAGACGCCATTAAGCATCTAGAGCTCTGGTTGAAGTACCAGCGTCACTGGTGTGAGCACAAGCCTTCCGTCACCATCAACGTGAAAGAGGAAGAGTGGCCAAGAGTCGGCGCTTGGGTATACGATCACTTTGAGGAGATGTCTGGCGTGTCGTTCCTTCCATACGACGGCGGCACTTATAGACAGGCTCCATACGAGACTATCACTAAAGAAGAATACGAAGCTGCTATTATAAATATCCCAACAACGGTCGACTGGGACTCTCTAATCGAGTTGACTGATCAAGTTGAAGGGGCGCAGACGCTAGCGTGCACAGCTGGGAGTTGTGAGATATGAACGACGACTGGAACAACGGCTATAAAGCTGGATACGAAGAAGGGTATAGAACAGCTGTGTCCGACATTAAGATCGCCTCTTCTAAAGAAGTTAAGATACAAGATCCAGGCTGCCTAGAAGACTTCTATGAAGAGGCGTATGGCGCTGCTGTCTATAGGAAAATGAAAAAGGAACATGACAGGGAATAGTAAGATAATCCTACTCACTGATATCTATGAGACTAAGGCTAGAAAAGAAAAAGAGCTAGCATATTATAAAGAACAGCTGGAGATCCTAAATCAAAAGATGTTCTTTATAAGAAAAGATATTGAAATAACAACGATTTGTATCAACCTTATAGAGAATGAAATGGTGGTGGATATAAAACAATTAATAGAAGAGAAAAAGAATGATTAATAGATTTAAATTCGCAGTCTTATTTGCTTTCTTATCGTGTGGTACTGCTTTTGGCGATCCAATAGTAGTATCGCCTATTCTACCTAATCCAGTGATGACTCCTGGAGTTGCGGATCCAAGAGGAACTAGAGAGAACATCTGTCTTTCTGGCTATTCTGGATCTGTAAGAAACGTTTCGAGTAGAACTAAGCAGCAGGCTTTCGACTTGTATCATCTAGATCGCACTAGAGAGAAGTTTGAGATTGATCATCTCATCTCGCTAGAACTCGGCGGTTCTAACGATATTAAGAATCTATGGCCGCAGTCTTATGAGACCAAGCCGTGGAACGCCCACGTTAAAGATAAGCTAGAGAATAGACTGCATCGTGAGATCTGTGACGGTATCATCACTGTAGACGAAGCACAAGAAATGATTAAGACAGACTGGATCAAGACGTATTGTGGAAAGTTTGACGACATGGAAGAACAGTGCTCGGACTATCTTAATAAGGAGAAGAACAAATGAAGGTAGACGCAGAACTGTTTGATCTCTGTAGAGAATTTATTAGAGATAATAAGATCACAGAAGACGATGACGAGCTAGATGGTATAGACATATCAGACATCCATGAATTTATTTCGAACATATGTGGGTTGGTAGGTTACTACGAAGACATCGACCAAGAAGAACTCGACTTTGATGAGTGATAAATATCCCGAAGGAGATTCGGGATGTCATGGATTAATCCTTTTTCTTATAAGGGCCACGTTTTTTACCAGTTAGAGCTTTTGATCTTTTTAAATTACTTTCTATAGATTGTTTTTTGCCAATTTTGGCTAATCTCATTTTTTCTATAGTTTCTTGAGAGAAAATTCTTCCTTTTAATTTACTGGTCCTTTTTATTATATGATCTTTTGATTGTTTTTTGCCTTTGTTACCAGAAGCATTATGATTCCCGATCATGGCGGTAGAAGTTCCAGGTTTTGGAACTGAAGCAGATTGTATGGAAATTGCGATATTATCTGTTTGATTTATAAAATCTTCTCTTAAAACAACTTTCAATCTTCGAAGAACTTTAGTTTCCCATATTCTGGCGTTGTTTTCGTTTGTAAAAGTTTTACGGATTTGGATAATATCAGGCTCGCCATATTCTGATCGAGCCTTTTTAACAAGTTTTGAAGAAGTGAAATAAGATGTCCATAAATCTGAGGGTTGACATCCTTTGGCGTATCTTACGCCATAATACCATATATTGTATTTTGACCATCCAATAAGATAGGTATATGGAATATAAATAATCATATGCTGATCCTCCATGCAGGGTTAGAGTAGATGAGAGTTCCCGCTCTGCGATCTACGTTTTATTTATATTTTAGGATATCTTATGACTTGGTTTTATGAAGAAAAAGTATTGGAGAATATACCCGAAAAGTTTATTGGATTCGTCTATATAATAGAAAATCTCCGCACCAAACGCAAATATATCGGCAAAAAGAACTTCTACTTCGCCAAGACTAAACAGATAAAAGGCAAGAAGAAGAGGTACAAGGTAGAGTCTGACTGGAAAGAATACTACGGCTCTAACGATAAATTAAATGAAGACGTCAACCTACTAGGAAAACATAATTTTAGTAGAGAAATTATAAGGTTCTGCTCTTCTAAGGGTGAGATGACATACTTCGAGGCAAAATACCAGTTCGAAAATAGCGTGTTAGAGTCAGATGACTGGTATAACTCTTGGATAATGTGTAAAGTGAGAAAGAATCATTTGACATTTCTAAAGAAGTAGTGTATAATACGCAAATAGTCAATTAATAGGTTATATGATGATTCAACGTGAAAACGCTCTGCCAAGACAGCTATTTGACAGATTCAAGAATGAAGTATTTGATAGAAACTTTCCTTGGTTTTATAATGAGACCACGTATAGGTCTAATGAGGATAAGTTTAGCTACAGCTTCTATCACCTAGCTTACTTTGATGGAAGAAGTAATTCTCAAATTACAAACTTAGCGGAAGCGTGTATTCTGCATCTGGCTGATACCGCCGGATATAAAGTCAACGCTATTCTTAGAATTAGATTGACTATGCTGCAGATTAATCCTATTGGCCATATTCATCCACCACACGTAGACATGGATGATAGACATATGACTGGGCTGCTATATTTTAACAACAATGATGGTGATACCATACTGTATAATGAGTTTTATAATCCGGACGACGGTCAGCCGGCTGATTTCTACCTACAAGAAGTATTAAAAAATAATGTCACAGAGTTTACTAGGGTATCACCAAAAGAAAACTCTTCAATCTTCTTTAATGGGCATCAGTATCATTCTAGTAGCTCACCGACCTACACCAACAGAAAAGTGGTGTTAAACTTTAACTTCATCTAATACTCCTGTAGAACAATTGGTCAGTTCTCGCTGCTCATAACAGCGCGGTTACAGGTTCGAGTCCTGTCAGGAGTACCAATATCTGAAAGGCTATAATATGAAATACGTGATTTTTATAATGGCGCTTGTGTTTGGTACGTGGAATACCGCTCAGGCCGGATTTGTAGATGATCTATTTGGAGGATCTCAGATAGAACAGGTGAGTCAAGGTAAACACTCTAAACATATAAATATCTATTCCACTGGGCGTCATAACGCCTCGTGGTATAATGACCGAAGTGGACGGACAGCTTCGGGTATGAGAGCCACCTATGGTGTAGCTCATAGAAC